AGTTTGGTGCATATTTAGATCTTGATGGAGATAAAGCAAAAAGCGAGATAGATCTTATTATGAAATATCGTGATGTTGCAGCACAACCAGAATGTGATGCAGCTGTAGAAGATATAGTAAACGAAGCAATTGTTGGAGATCATAACGATGTTCCAGTAGATATAGTCTTAGATAAAGTAGACGCTTCAGATAAAATTAAAAAAATGATGAAAGAGGAATTTGATACCATTATTTCTCTTTTAAACTTTAATCAGTATTCACATGATATATTTAGAAAATGGTATATAGATGGAAGACTACCTTACCATGTTATAATAAACGATGGTAATCCAAAAGCAGGTATTAAAGAATTAAGATATATAGATCCTACTAAATTAAGAAAAGTAAAAGAAATAGAAGAAGAGGAAGATCCTAAAACAGGTGCTAAGCTTATTAAGAAGCAAAAAGAATTCTTTCTTTTCCAAGACAATGCTTTAGGAAAATATAATCAAGGGTTAAAAATTCAACCAGATGCTATCATATATGGTACATCTGGGGTATTAGATTCATCACGTAAAAGAATCTTATCTTATTTACATAAAGCTATTAAGCCAGTAAATCAGTTAAGAATGATGGAAGATTCTGTTGTTATCTATAGAATAAGTAGAGCACCAGAAAGAAGAATATTTTATATTGATGTTGGTAACTTACCAAAAGGTAAAGCAGAAGAATACCTACGTGGTATTATGAACCAATATAGAAACAAATTAGTTTATGATGCTAAAACTGGTGATGTTAAAGATGATAAAAAGCATATGAGTATGTTAGAAGATTTCTTCTTACCAAGACGTGAAGGTGGTAGAGGAACAGAAATAACTACATTACCAGGTGGAGAAAACTTAGGACAAATAGATGATATAATCTATTTCCAAAAGAAATTATATAGAGCATTAAACGTTCCTATTAATAGGTTAGAACAAGAAGCACAGTTTAGTTTAGGTAGAGCTTCTGAAATAACTAGGGACGAAGTTAAATTTAAAAAGTTTATTGATAGATTGAGAAAAAGATTCTCAGACGTTTTTATACAATTAATGAAGACTCAATTAATGTTGAAAAATGTAGTTACTGCAGAAGAGTGGAACGAATGGAAAGAATCCATACAGTTTGACTATATTGAAGATAATTACTTTTCAGAATTAAAAGAAGCCGAAATGTATAGAGAAAGATTCGATATGTTAGGTTCACTGGATGAGCATATTGGCCGATTTATATCAAATGAATGGGTTAAAAAGAATATACTTAGATTTAGTGATGACGATATAGAGACTATGAATAAACAAATCGAAGATGAGGAACGTGGCGGTGAGAACGATATGCCTGATCCAGACGATCCTAGGTTCGGTTAAGACTTTAAATTTTATAAATATAATACAGAGGTAAATTGAAATGAGTGAAACTATTAAAGATATTATCAATAGATTAAAAGATGGTGATAATGTAAATGCAAAAAAGAGTTTTGATTCAGCAATGGCTGACAAGATGAATGACTCTTTGGATGCAAAAAAAGTAGAGCTAGCTTCTACGATGGTTCAAAGAAAAGCTGGTATCGAGCCAGTTGAAGAACCTATCGAAGCAGAAGCTGGAGAAGAAGAATAGGACAACTATGAAATTAATCGCAGAATATAACGATAGTAATTTACAAAGCTATATTACCGAAGATAAAAAAGGTAATAAAAGCCATGTTATTGAAGGTGTATTCATGCAGGCCGATGCAAAGAATAGAAACGGCCGTATATACGAAAAAAAGATTTTAGAAGCTGCTGTTGAGAAATACATCAAAGAGCAAGTTTCTACTGGAAGAGCAGTTGGAGAGTTAAATCATCCAGAAGGGCCAACTGTTAATCTAGATAAAGTTTCACATAAGATTACTGAACTCAAATGGGACGGAAGTAATGTTATAGGAAAAGCATCAATCCTTAAAACTCCAATGGGGCAAATCGTTGAAGGTTTGCTTGAAGGGGGAGTTAAGCTTGGTGTATCAAGTCGTGGAATGGGAAGCCTTGTGCAAAAGAATGGTACTAGCTACGTTGGTAAAGACTTTATGTTAGCCACCGTAGACATTGTCCAGGATCCATCCGCTCCAGAAGCATTCGTTAATGGAATTATGGAAGGAGTAGAATGGGTATGGGACAATGGAATACTAAAAGCACAAGACATTGAAATAATTGAGACTGAAATAAAGACAGCAAAGAATACTGTATCCTCGGATATAGAGATTCGCGCATTTAAAAATTTCCTCTCGAAACTTGTAAACTCTAAATAAATAGGAGAAAACGACATGTCAGAAGACGTAAATAACTTAGAAAACGCTGAAGACATATCTGAGCAAGCTTCTGATGAAGTACTTAACGATGAAGAACAAGTAGTCGAAGGTACTGAAGAGGAAGTTGTTGAAGAAACACAAGAAGAAGTTGCTGAAGCTTCAGAAGAATCTGCAGAAGATTTAGAAGAAGCTAAAGTTAAAAAGGAAATGGACCACGAAGAGGAGTCCGTACAACCTAAAGAGGTTGCTATTCCTAAAACTAAAGCTGGTGTTATTCAAGCAGCTGTTGATATGTTAAAATCAGCAAGAAAAGAGGACGCGCAAAAGCTCTTCGCTAAGATGACGAAAATAGACGAAGTCGATGAAGACAACGATTCAGAAGTTGCAGATTACGATAAAGCCATGAAAAAATCTTTACCAAAGAAAAATGAGCTTAAAGCTAAAGCAAAAGTTGAAAAAGTTGATTTCGATGAAGATCTAGATACAATCATCAAAGAAGAAGCTACTCTTTCAGATGGATTCCGTGATAAAGCGGGCACAATTTTTGAAGCAGTGCTTACTAGCAAACTTGCAGAAGAAGTTGAACGCTTAGAAGCAGAATATGCGCAAAACTTGGAAGACGAAGTTACTGACATCGAATCAGGCTTAGTAGAAAAAGTAGACTCATACTTAAACTACGTAGTTGAAGGTTGGATGAAAGAAAACGAAGTTGCAATCAATCAAGGTCTTAAAACTGAGATTGCTGAAGACTTTATGACTTCCTTACAAGCAGTGTTCAAAGAACATTATATTGAGGTTCCAGAAGGTAAAGAAGACTTAATCGACGATTTAGCCGATCAAGTATCTGAACTAGAAGAATCTTTAAATAAATCCACAGAAGAAAATATTTCTTTAAATAGTCAAGTTCAATCTTTCGAGAAAGAAACGATTATAAGAGATGCTTCTTCAGGGCTTGCAGAAACTGAAGCTGAAAAATTAGCTAAACTTGCAGAAGATGTTGAGTTTGATACTAAAGATTCTTTCCAACAGAAAGTTGACACTATCAAACAAAGCTACTTCAAAGGTGAAGTTAGTGAATCAGTGGACGAAGTAAACAGCATAGCAGGTGAAGACGAAGCTCCGGCTGAAGATCTTAACGACACTATGTCTAGATACACTCAGGCTATAACTAAATTTAATAAGTAATCAAAGGGGAAACAAATGTTTAACGCAGATTCACAATTAATCGAAAAATGGTCCCCAGTACTAGACCACGAGAGTGCTCCTAGTATTGATGATCGCTACAGAAAAGCTGTTACAGCTAGACTGTTAGAGAACCAAGAGATTGCTCTTAAAGAAGAATCAGCACAAGCTCAAGGAAATTACATTTCCGAGGCAGCAGCTGCTAACAATATTGGATCAGGTTCAGCACCAAATAACATTGGTACTTTCGACCCAGTATTAATCTCTTTAGTAAGAAGAGCAATGCCTAACTTGATTGCATATGATATTGCTGGTGTTCAGCCAATGACTGGACCAACTGGTTTAATATTTGCAATGAAGTCAAAATACAGTTCACAGAGTGGTGCGGAAGCTTTATATGACGAAGCTGACACAGACTTCTCTGGTACTGGTACTCATCAAGCAGACCCAACTGGTTTGTCTGGTGTAACTGATGCAGACACTGACGCAACAATCGCTGATGAAGCTGACACAGTCTCAACATTCGGTTCAGGTTTAGCTACCTCAGCCGCGGAAAGACTAGGTGTTGGTGAATCAGGAGATGGTTCATTCGGTGAAATGGCTTTCACAATCGAGAAAGCTACTGTAACTGCTAAATCAAGAGCACTAAAAGCTGAGTACACAATGGAACTAGCACAAGACCTTAAAGCCGTTCACGGTTTAGACGCAGAAGGTGAATTAGCTAATATCCTATCTGCTGAGATCCTAGCGGAAATCAACAGAGAAGTTATTAGATCAATTCTAAAAACTGCTAAAATCGGTGCTTTACAAGCTTCAACAGCCGTATCCGGTATATTTGATGTCACAACTGACTCAGATGGTAGATGGATGGTTGAGAAGTTCAAAGGTCTAATCATGCAACTCGAAAGAGAAGCTAACGTTATTGCTAAAGAAACAAGAAGAGGAAAAGGTAACTTTGTACTTTGTTCTTCAGACGTTGCTTCAGCTTTAGCAGCTGCAGGAATGCTAGACTACACTCCAGCTTTATCAGCTAACTTGAATGTTGACGATACTGGTAACACTTTCGCAGGTGTCTTAAATGGCAGAATGAAAGTTTACATTGATCCATATTCAACTGTTGATTTCGCATGTGTTGGTTACAGAGGTTCAAACCCGTATGACGCTGGTATATTCTACTGCCCATACGTTCCTTTAACTATGGTTAAAGCAGTTGGTGAGAATGATTTCCAACCAAGAATGGGATTCAAAACAAGGTACGGCATGATTGCTAACCCTTACGTAGCTATTGATGGTACTATCGGTTCAGATAGAAGCAACCAATACTTCAGAATCTTCAGAATTGATGACATCATGAACTAAGTTCTGATTCAATTCGAATTCAAAGAAAGGGGCACTTCGGTGTCCCTTTTTTTGCATATCTACTTTTTAACACGTATAAATAGTAGTATGATAGAAGCAACAATAATGTTGTTGATACCATTTGCCTTTGTAGGGTGGTATCTTTTGTTATCGGATCCAACAGACAATAGGTCGTTCTGGACTAAATTTCATCATATGATGAAAGCAGGTAGAATAAATAAAGTTATTAAGAAAATTTTTTAGATGGCATTAACAACAAACAAAAACTTTCTAAGCCCCGTAGGGTTTAGTTTTAAAATAGATAACACAAATTTTCCAAACTTGGAATATTTTTGCACAGCTGTGACATTACCTGGCGTTAGCCTGGGTGATGTCCCAGTACCATATAAAGGTGTTAACCTTGCATTTACAGGTGATCGTATGGGATTTGAAGATCTTGCTATTAGATTTAATATTACCGAAAATATGGAAAACTATATAGAAACATTTAATTGGTTATCTAATAGTGTGCAAAGAAAAGATGCAGATAAAAATTATAAGTTTGATGCAGTTTTAGCAATATTATCATCACATAATAATGTAAATAAAGAAATAGCTTTTTCAGGGGTATTTCCAGTATCCCTAAGTGCTGTAGAGTTTAATACCCAAACAACCGACATAGAATACGCACAAGCCGACCTAGTATTAAAATACACATCATTTGAGTTTAGAACATAGGGGTTTACTTTTCCCTAAAAATATGGTATAATATACGTTATGAATTTAGAAAATGTACTTGAAATGTGGAAGAAAGATAATGTAATTGACGAGATGGCTCTGGATGAATCATCTAGAGAGACAGCAAAATTACATTCAAAATACTTAGAACTACATAGTGTTAGTAGACTTAAATTAAAACAATTAGAATTAGATTTTAAAGTATTATTAAAAGATAAGTTTAATCACTATAACGGTAAATTATCCCAAGAAGAATTAGATGAAAAAGGATGGAGTTACGATCCTTTAAATGGATTAACTGTACTTAAATCCGATATGGATAAGTATTATGATTCCGATCCTATTATACAAGAACATCAAAAAAAGATAGCATACCAAGAAGAATTATGTTCCACACTAAAAGAAATATTAGATAGTATTAAATGGAGACATCAGACCATTAAAAATATGATTGAGTGGCGTAAATTTACCAGTGGAATATAGAATACACCAACACAAATTTGAATCTTTTAATCGCTATTACGATATAGTAAGAGCCGCGATGAACCAGCTTGGTCATACAGAAACTAAAAAAGCTGCAGAAATTAACTTCTTTAACCATATAGCTACAGACGAAGAATCAGCTATAATACTTAAACCAACAGGACCAACAGCTGAACACTTTGCTTTAGATAGAGATGGATATGCAAATAGTTCTAGATTAGCTTTTGAAAAACCAGAATTAAACGAAGACATTGAACAAATGCGTTGGGATTTAATTCAAGATTTAAAACATAGAAAGACTAATAAATGGGATGATTCCATTTTATTAAAATGGGTACCTGCAAAAAATATACCAGAAGACCATGTATTAGTTATTGCACAAATGCCAGATGATGAAACAGTAAATGGATTTAGTTTTGGTAACCATTTAAAAAAAGTAGAGATGATTATAGATAAACTACTTTATAATCAAAAGTATCATGCTTTTAAAAATATAGTTCTTAAATTACATCCTAGATGGAAACCTAAAAGCCAATGGGAACATCAATTAATAAATAAATGGAATGACTCTGGTGTCGATGTAAGAACAGGATATAATCTTATTCATGATTTTCTCCCGCGTACGCGCGTCGCGATACTTGAAAATAGCACAGCTGGTATAGAATGCTTAATGCATGGAGTTCCTATTATCTCTTATGGTTGGCCAGAATATCATTGGGCAACTAAAAAATTACAATCCTTAACACAATTAAGTAATTTAGTTACTGACTTATCTTGGCACGATCCTTTATATTGTAATAGATTTATAGAATGGTATATAAACCATTATCTTTGTACTGATATAAATAGTACTGTGAAGAGATTAAAACAACTTATATAATGGATCAAATAAAAATTACTAAGAAAAATCATGCTTTCATGTATATTGAAACTGATCCTAGTATTGAAATGGAGTTAGCAGAACATTTCTGTTTCTTTGTTCCTGGATATAAATTTATGCCAGCATATCGTAACAAATATTGGGATGGTAAAATTCGCCTGTTTGATTCACGTAAAAAAACTTTGTATATTGGTTTGTATAAGTATCTAAAAGAGTTTGCCTTACACCGTGAATACGAAGTCCTAACGGTCCCTTCTAAACAATACGGAGTGTTAGAACC